GGTTCTTTAAAAAGCCAACGCAGTAAGAGAGAGCGATGAACCCACTTCTTTTCCCCATTATTTCAAAAGTAATTGAGACGGTAGGAAACTTCCTTGACCCGTCAAAGAAGGCCGAGGCAGAACTAGCCATTCTAAAACTACAACAGGACGCTGCTTTCCGGGAGGTAGATGCGGCTCTTAAAGAAGCTGAGATGGCTAAGGAAACTATCGTAGCTGAAGCAAACAGTACGGATAAGTGGACTAGTAGGGCTCGTCCCAGTTTCATGTATGTCATCTACACCCTTATCTTGTTTTCTATCCCTATGGGGTTTCTTCATGCCTTTAATCCAGAAACCGCAGGAGCTGTTTCTGCTGGTTTTAAGGCTTGGCTAGAAGCCATCCCTTCTGATATGATTGCCCTCTTCGGTGTCGGTTATGTTGGGTATGTGGGGGCTAGGACAGTAGAGAAAATTAAACAGAAATGATTTTAACTAAGGAAGTTGTTGAGGGGTTTGTAGGTTCTGTCCTAGCTAGTAAGTTTGACGACGCTGTTAAAACCCCAACCTTCCATAGAGAGGGGTGGGAACTCTTCACCTCTAAAGATAAGATGGTGGCGCTCAGTGCTCCACGTGGCCATGCCAAGACAACTGGCATGACTGTTAGTTATGGACTGGCTACCCTGTTGTTTAGAGAACGTAAGTTTATGCTCTTGGTTTCTGATACAGAGAGCCAAGCAGCCATGTTCTTGGGATATTTTAAAGAACAGCTCCAAGAAAATGAAGCTTTGATACAACTCTTTGGCCTTAAGCGCAATGAAAAGGGTTTGGTACAGTTTCACAAGGATACAGAAACAGATATCATTGTGGAAATGGAAGATGGACACAAGTTTCGTGTTATAGCAAAAGGAGCTGAACAGAAACTTCGTGGTTTAATCTGGAGCGGTTCTCGCCCAGATATCATTCTCTGTGATGATATGGAGAACGATGAGTTGGTAATGAACAAAGAGCGTCGTGAAAAGATGCGTAAATGGTTCTACTCAGCTCTGTTGCCTTGTATTTCAAGTAAGGGTATTATCCGTGTTGTAGGAACCATTCTGCACATGGATAGTTTACTTGAGAGACTGATGCCTCGTCCTTATGATAAACACAGTGTTCAAGAACCCTTGAAACTTTGGAGTCCTTTAAAACGCTCTGGATGGAAGGGAGTTAAGTATAGGGCACACACTCCAGACTTTTCTTGTATTCTTTGGCCAGAAAAGCATAGTGAAGAGAGTCTAAGACAAAAACAACAAGAGTATTTAGACATGGGTATGCCTGATGTATATTCACAGGAATACCTAAACATCCCTCTTGATGAGAGTGTTGCCTATTTCAAGCGTAATGATTTTGAGGCCCTTACAGAGGACGACAAAAAACTACCACTAAAATACTACATAACCGCAGACTTGGCTGTCTCTGAGGCATCTAGGGCCGATTACTCTGTGTTTATTATTGCTGGGATGGACGAACAGCGCCGGGTACACGTAAAACAGGTTATTAGAGAACGTATAGATGGTAGGGAAATTGTAGAAACCATCCTACGTCTTCAAAGAATCTACCAACCTGAAGTTATTGGTATAGAGGAAATGCAGGTGTCTAAGGCCATAGGTCCTTTTCTAAGAGAAGAGATGGTCAAACAGAATACCTACCCTACACTAATGCTATTAAAGCATGGCGGTAAGGATAAAATCGCCAGAGCTCGTTCTATACAGGCTAGAATGAGAGCCAAGAGTGTTCGTTTTGACAAAGGTTGTGATTGGTATCCCACCTTTGAAGACGAACTTACACGCTTCCCAAGAGACACACACGACGACCAAGTAGATAGCTTTGCTTATTTAGGCCTACTACTTGATAAAATGATAGAAGCTCCTACACAGGAGGAAATAGAGGAAGAAGAATATCTTGATGAACAACGAGAGTATGGATACTCCTATGGAGGAAGATCGTCAGTTACGGGATATTGATTCCCTAAATCTAGCACTTTCTATCAATGAGGATAAACTTAAGGCAATTGGTACTAAATGTAAAGAGGGTTTTGAAGTTGACCTCCAAAGCCGTAGTGAATGGGAAAAGGATTTAGATGACTGGACAAAACTAGCAATGCAAATTAGGGAAGAGAAAAGCTTCCCTTGGCGCGGAGCTAGTAATGTAAAGTATCCAATCCTTTCTACAGCAGCAATGCAATTTGCTGCCCGGGCCTACCCAAGCCTTGTTCCTCAAGATGGCAAAGTAGTAAAAGCTTCTGTTATTGGTAAAGATCCTACGGGAGAAAAACTAGAACGTGCAGCTAGAGTGTCTTCCTACATGTCCTATCAATTACTGTATGAAATGGATGATTGGGAAGAGGATATGGATAAACTCCTTATCATGCTTCCTATTGCTGGCACTCTGTTTAAAAAGACCTTTTGGGACAAGTCTTCTGAGAAGATTAAAAGCTGTCTAGTGCTTCCTAAAAACCTAGTTGTGAACAACTGGGCTTCCTCGCTCGATGAGGCCGAGAGAATCTCAGAAATTATTACAATGTCTCCTAGAGTATTTAAAGAGAGACAGCTTCAGAAAATCTTTAGGGATGTTGATATTGGTTCTCCCCAGCAATTTTCTGGAGAACTTAAGGAAACTTCTCCTTATACATTTATTGAACAGCATACCTATTTAGATCTGGATGAGGATGGGTATGCAGAACCTTATATTGTCACTTTTCATAAAGAGAGTGGCGAGGTACTTCGTATCGTAAATAGGTTTGAAGCAGACGATATTAAAACAGAAGATGACAAGATTGTTAAAATCACTGCTACGCAGTATTACACCAAATTTTCTTTTGTTCCTAATCCTGATGGGTCTTTCTATGGGATTGGTTTTGGTGTGCTGCTTGGCCCACTTAATGAGTCAGTAAATACCCTAATTAATCAACTTGTAGATGCTGGTACCGTTAGTAACCTACAGAGCGGTTTTATTGGTAAAGGGCTGCGTATTAGGTCAGGAGAAACTGGTTTTACTCCTGGGGAATGGAAACCCGTTAACGCTACAGGGGACGATTTAAGAAAACAAATTGTACCTCTTCCAGCAAAGGAGCCTAGTACCGTTCTTTTCCAACTCATGAATGCTCTAGTAACTTCTGGAAAAGAACTTGCCTCTGTAGCAGAAATCTTTGTTGGGAAAATGCCGGGGCAGAATACCCCCGCCACAACCACAATGGCGTCTATCGAGCAGGGTATGAAAGTATTCACTGCTGTTTATAAACGTATCTATCGTTCTTTAAAGAGTGAGTTTCACAAGATCTTTGAACTGAATGAAAAGTACCTTGATCCAAATACCTACTCAGCGGTTGTTGATGTTGCTATCGGTCCGGACGACTTTGACGACGAAGATTACGATATTTGTCCTGGAGCAGACCCCTCTTCGATGACCCAAACCGAGAAGCTAATGAAAGCTCAGGGTCTGTTAGAACTTCTTCCTACAGGGATGTTAGATCCAGTAGAGGTTGTAAAGAGAGTGCTAGAAGCACAAGAACAGCCAAATTGGGAACAACTTCTCAATAAACAAATCCAACAAACGGGTTCTTTTGAACCTCCACCAGATCCTAAACTGCAAGAAATGCAGATGAAGAGTCAGATGGAACAGCAAAAAATACAAATGAATGCCCAAGCCCTCCAACATAAAATGGAGTTGTCTTCTAGAGATTCAGAACAACAGTTAGCAATGCGGGCCCAGGAGCATCAACAAGTAATGCAACATAAAGCACAACTTGCAAACCTAGACGCGGCCTTAGCTTTACATAAACAGAAAATATTCTCGGCTACTGAACAAGCAACCGTGAACCAGAAGTTGGTACAGAATCACCAACAACATCAGCAAAAACTTCAACAGACGAAGGAGCTATCATCAGTACAAAAACGGAATTCCGGGACTGGCAAAGCCAAAAAGTAACAAAGGATTTCTACGAGGCCATTAAGCTTCGTATTAATCAAGTTAAAGATGAGCTTATCACTTCCCCAGTAGAAGAAGTACAAAAGAGACAAGGGTACGTACTTGCTCTGTACGACATTCTAGACGCAGACTTTCTAGAGGAGTCTTAATGGCTATTATTCCAACAGGTCATCATGTTCTTGTAAAACCTCAAAAACTAGAAGAAGTAGATTCTGCTTATGCTTCAGCCCAACGGGCTGGTATTCAACTTCTAGAAACAGAGAAACGAAAAGAACAAATTGCAGTTAGTAAAGGAACAGTTGTTCAAATTGGCCCTACTGCATATAAAGACTACCAAGACGGCGTTGCTTGGTGCGCGGCGGGAGATCTCGTTGCGTATGCTCGACACGGTGGTATGTTCATAAAAGATCCTGAAACAGAAGAAGATTTCATTCTTCTGAATGATAGTGATATTGTAGCCATTCTTCGTTAAGGAATTGTATGACTGAAGAGATTAAACAAGAAGTTGCTCCTGTAGAAAGTGAACAACCAAACGATCCTCCACAAAGCCCTTCTATTGAGGAGCGTGCCCTTGAAATGGGGTGGAGACCCCGAGAAGAGTTCGAGGGTTCTGATGAAGATTTTATTGATGCAAAAGAATTTGTACGGCGTAAACCGCTGTTTGAAAAAATTGAAAGTGTAAGTCGGGAATCCAAAACACTTCGTAAAGCTTTGGAATCTCTCAAGAGCCACTACACTAAAGTGCGAGAAGCTGAGTACCAACGAGCACTTCGCGATCTAAAGAGCGCTCAGAAACAGGCCTTGGCAGACGGTGATGTAGATCGTTTCTATGAGATTGAAGATGAGCAAAAACTAGTGGAGCAGGAAAAGGCAGTGTTTCTAGAAGAACAGGCCCAAATCCAGACACAGGCTCCACAAGTACATCCTGAATTTGCCTCCTGGGTTAGTAGAAACCCATGGTATGAAACCCAACCCCACATGCAAGCGTTTGCAGATCAGGTTGGTAGCCGACTACAGGGAGCCGTACGGGCTGGTAACATGACCCCAGCACAAGTACTCAAAGAAATTGAGACAGCTGTACGTAATGAATTTCCTACGCGTTTCCGTAATCCTAACAAGGATAAACCAGGAACCGTAGAAGGTAGTGTACGAACTACCCAAAAGTCCTCTGAAAAAGAAATTCAACTTTCTGACGAAGAGCGACATGTAATGAATACATTGGTCCGAGGGGGCCATCTTACTAAAGAGCAGTATATCGCTGATTTGAAGCGTGCTAAGGAGCAAAAATGAGTAGAGAACTTTCACCTAAAGCCCCAGCGGCTCGCCCACAACGGGCTTCTAGTACGGTACGAAATCGTCTGACCTTGCGAAACACAGATCCTAATTTCGTATATCGTATTGCAAATGACCAGGGAGATCGGGTCGAACAACTTAAGGAATTGGGTTACGAAGTAGTCAATGCTGCCGAAGTCCGTGTAGGAGATCGTCGGGTAGACCTTGGTAATGCAATTGGTAGTGCTGCTACTCTAGCTCTTGGTCGTGGAGACAACGGTGTTGTTATGCGTATCCGTAAGGAATGGTATGACGAAGACCAGAAGAATAAACAAACCGGAGTTGACCGTAGCGAACAAACAATGAAAGAAGATGCTCGTAAAGACAACTATGGGAAATTGGACATTTCTCGTGGTTGAGCTTCGGGCTTAATTACGGAGAAATAAGATGGCAAACGTAAGCCGAGTTTTCGGCCTTCGTCCTGTAAAGCACCTTAACGGTAGCCCTTACAATGGACAATTTAATGTGTATTTCGTTCCTGCATCTGATGGTACTGCCATGGGTGCTGGTGATCTTGTTAAACTAGCTGGCAGTGCTTCAACAGACGGCTATGCCACTGTTGCTCAGGCAGCGGCAGGTAACCCAGCTATTGGTGTTGTGGTTGGTTTTGTTAATGACTACACCAACCTCAATAACCCAGGTTCATATCGGGCAGCTTCTACTGCCCGTTATGTTCTTGTGTGTGATAGCCCAGATGTAGTATATGAAGTACAAGAGGACGCAGTTGGCGGTGCTCTAGCAGTAGCTGATATTGGTCTCAATGCAGACTCTATTGTTGCTGCTGCTTCTAGTACTACTGGTCAATCTGGTATGCAACTCGATACCTCGACTAAAGCAACCACTGCTACCCTTCAACTCAAGATTTTGGGCTTTGTGAATCGCCCTGATAATGAAATTGGCTCCGCTAACGCCAAAGTATGGGTAACCATTAACAACCATCAGCTTGCTTCTGGCACTGGTGTTGCTGGCGTCTAAGGAGATATATAATGTCAGTAATTAACACTTCAAACTTCGCAAAGGCCCTTTGGCCCGGTATCAATTCTTGGTATGGTAAGGCATACAATGAGTTTAGTCCTGAATGGGACAAGCTCTTTGATAAGTATACTTCACGTAAAGCTTTTGAAGAGGACGTGGGTACTAGTGGGTTTGGTCTTGCTGTAGTCAAAGGCGAGGGCGCTCCTATTACATACGATAGTGAGCGTCAGGCCTTCATCACTCGGTATAGCCATGTGGTATATGCTCTAGGTTTCATTATCACTCGTGAAATCTTTGATGATGATCAGTATGACATTGTTGGCCAACGTAAAGCACAAGGCCTTGCATTCTCTATGCGTCAAACCAAAGAGATTGTTGCAGCTAACGTGTATAACCGTGCGTTCAACAGTTCATACACTGGTGGCGATGGTAAGGAGCTTCTGGCAACAGATCACCCCAACTTTGCTGGTGGGACCTGGGCAAACGAACTGACCACTGCCGCTGACCTCTCAGAGGCTAGTCTTGAGCAGGCCTCTATTGATATCGGCGGCTTCACCAATGATCGTGGTCTGGCCATTAAGGTTTTGCCGAAAACTTTGGTAATTCCTCGTCAACTGGCTTTCGAGGCTAAGCGTATCCTTGGTACTGATGGGCGTGTTGGTACTGCTAACAACGATCTCAATGCTCTCAAAGCAATGGGTATTGTTCCAGAGGTTATCGTTAACCACTACCTAACTGATACGGATGCTTGGTTCATTCGTACCGATGCTAAGGACGGTCTCAAGTATTTTGAGCGTCGTGGCGATGAGTTTGGTATGGATCAGGACTTTGATACTGAGAATGCTAAGTACAAGGCAACGGCTCGCTACAGCTTTGGCTGGACTGATCCTCGCGCCCTGTTTGGCAGCCCTGGTGCCTAATTTATCGGAGGGGCTTGTCCCCTCCTCTTAAGGAGACATTATGGCAGTTTCAAATCCAACACTCAGTTATCCAAAACCACGACGTACATGCATTAAGATTATTCCTATTGCTCGAACTGACAGCTCTACTGCTAAGTGCGTTCTTCCAAAAGACGCTATTATCAGTACAGTAACCTGTTACCAAAACGTCAATGCTTCTACAGCAGCAGCGTCATGGACAGTTGGTTGGGCAGCAGATACTGATGGTATTCTAAACGCGTTTTCAGCAGCAACTACGGCAGTGGGTCAAGTACATCCCGGAACCGCTATTGGTTCTGGTGTGTTTGCTAGACTTACTTCTGATGTTACTGTTATTTCTACTTTTGGTGTAGGTTCTTCCACAGCAGGTGGGACAGGGTATGTTATCATTGAATACTTTGTCCCCGGCCCGGGCGAAGCAGTAGACGATTAACAAGGGGGCCTTCGGGCCCCTTTCTTTTTGGAGATTTTATGGGATCTTTTAGAGGCTCTGCCTCAACAGCACCAGCCCATGGGGCGGTAGCGGTTACTCCTTCTGATGTTACTGTTTTCCCTGTGTGCCGCTCTTTGTACGTTGGTACCACAGGTAATGTAAACTTACGTACTGCTGATGGACAAACTGTTTTATTTACAGCAGTTCCAGTAGGTGTTTTAGCTATCCAAGCTGATATGGTGTTGAGTACTTCCACCACAGCATCAACTATTGTGGCATTATACTAATGTTTGGAATCTTTGGAAAAAAGGAAGTAGTAGAGGATCTTACCCCAGTATCCCTACATGATTTTCCTAAAACAGACTATGACGCCTACTGGGAGATTATTTCTGAGGGTGGTCCTGGTAATTATATTTCTACTGTAAGGATTTATCCTAAGAATAAAGAAGTAGTCAACAAAACAATTAGGTCGCACTCTTTTGATAATATTATCAAGGAGCAGAACTCTTTCATTAGAGAAAAGATGCAGGAGTATAAGAAGTAATGGCACTAGCATACTCAACCTCTCTTCGTAATGCACGACAAGATGCAATTACTACAGCCATTGGAACTTCTGGTCTGTTCCGTATTTATGATGGCTCTCGTCCTGCTTCCGGTGGTACTGCTACTACCCTACTGGCTGAACTAGCCCTAAGCGCCACTGCTGCCGGAGCGGCCTCAGGAGGTGTACTAACCTTTAGTGCCATTACTCAGGATTCTAGTGCAAATGCTACAGGCACTGCTACTTGGTTTCGTGTTGTAACCTCTGGCGGTACTTTCGTCATTGATGGTAGTGTTGGAACATCAGGTAGTGATTTAAATCTTACCACTACTTCTATTGTAGCTACGCAACCTGTTAGTGTTACTTCATGTGTTATTACAGAGGGTAATGCCTAATGGCGGGGGCTGTAGGAACGGCTACCTTAAATTTTGGAGCAGCCCCTGGTACTAATATAGTGTCGGTTGTGGTTACTGGACAGGCTTCTATTACAGGAACCTCTTCTGTAGAAGCCTTCATGATGGGTACAGATTCTACAGCTACACATAATACATATGAGCATTCGATGGTCCCCATTAGGCTTAGTTGTATTGCTATTGCTGCTGGTACAGGCTTCACTATTCAGGGCATTTCAGAAACACGTCTTACAGGAACCTTCGTCATTAGATGGGTCTGGTCAGATTAAAAGGAACATAAATGGCAGGTTTTCGTATTGAGGGTAATACCTCTGGTAATGTAGCAGAAGTAGATTCTAGTAATAACATTCAAGTAACCACTCCTGGATATAACTCTGCTGGTGAGGTGGTTGGTGGTGGGGATGTAAATGGCCCCGCCATGTTCTCTGAAGTAGATGCAGGTACTAAAACAGGTTCTCGTTCTGTAGCCTCTCCTGAAGTAGACAAAGATTTTAGACAGCGGGTTTCGCACGACAATCTCATGGATGAGGAGAAGTTTACAGACACTTCTCAGAACACAGGTAAGTTTTACCACGCCTTCACTACCTTGACAGCTACCTCTTCTACAGCAGGTATCTTGTCTAACTCAGGTAACATCACAACTACCTCTACTGGCATGACCTTTGGTACTCATGCAATGTTTCCTTTGGCTGGTACTCAGACTGTTGTTTGTGAAACGTCTGTTTCGTTTTCGGCGCAGCCGAATGCTAATACCATCATTGACTTTGGTATGTTTATTCGAGGGGCTGCTAACCCATTTACCCCTTTGGACGGGGCTTATTTCCGTCTAAATAGTTCTGGTATGCTTGGGGTAATTAATAGCAACGGTACAGAAACTCAAACCGGGGTTTTCCCATTGTCTGGTGGTACTGGTACCTGGGCCTACACTAACAACCAAGTGAACCGGTTCCTAATCCAAATGAACAACGTAACCACGTCGTTCTGGATTAACAACTACCTGTATGCAGAGATTCCTACACCAACTGGGCTTAGTTTTCCTTGTATGGCTAGGGCCCTTCCTTGGTCTTTCCGTCATGCGATTGTTGGGGGAGCAGCAGGAGCTGCTACACAGGCCATCTTCAAAGACTACCGAGTACTCATCAGAGGTCCTCAGTATTCTGATCCACTGGGCACCGTGCAGAACCGTACCCTAGGAACCTACCAAGGCCTCTCTGGCGGCACAATGGGTTCTTTGGCTACCTACCCCAACAGTACCAACCCAACAGCAGCAGCGCCCTCTAACACTGCTCTAACGGCCAACCTTCCTGGAGGTCTTGGTGGCCAGGGTTTGGTAACAGCAGCAGCAGCTGCCGCAACAGACGGTATCTGGGGTAGTTATCAAGTACCGGCAGGAACTACTACAGTGCAGGGCAGGCGTTTGGTTATTCGTGGTTTGCTACTGGACCTTGTTAACACTGGAGCAGCAGTGGCTACTACCGCCACTACTATTCAATTCTCGCTAGCTTTTGGTCACACGGCTGTTTCACTTGCTACGGCAGATACTGCCTCTTTTGCTACGGCAACGACAAAGGCTCCTAGGCGAGTAGCGTTAGGGTACGCCACATGGCCTGTAGGTGCTGCTATTGGTCAGCAACCCCAAGGTGGAGAACTTAGAATTGATTTTGGTAACTGTCCTATTGTAGTTAATCCAGGTGAGTTTGTTGCTCTGGTAGGTAAGTTTCTAGTTGGTACTGCAACGGCTTCTCAGACCATTAGTTTTGTTTGGCAACCTATTTATAGCTGGGAATAATTTATGTCACTACTACTAGCTAGAGTTTCGGTTGTTTCTGGAAGTTCTGGTACAGTAGTAGTTACCACTAGTAATGACAGTGTAGTCTCAGTAGGTAGTCCTATAGTTTCTGGTAGTTTGTCAAGAACAGCAGCTAATGACATTATTGTTGCTGTAGGTACTCCACTAGTAGTGGGTACTCTTATCCAGACAGAGCAAGCAGATTTAATGACAGCTTCTGGTACTTCTGGAACAGGAATTACAGGTCTAGTAGATAGCACTACTGTTGGAGACATTTCTTCATCACAAGGTAGTCCAGTAAGTAACGGCTACGTAGCTAGTACTACTACTGGAGATATTGCAATAATGTTAGGTTCTCCAATAGTATATGGAACAATAAATAAAACTACTAACGGAGACAGTATGACTGCTAACGGTTCTTCTGGTGAGGTAATAGTTACTACTATGGTTAATGGTAAACTAACTGTTGTGGTTAGGAATAGTTTGTAATGGCAGCTTCTATTGTACAAACCTCTTCTATTTTACGTACAACTGGTTCTGGTAGTAGTAGTACCCAAAGTTTTTCATCTAACCTCACTGCTGGTAACACTGCTTTTTTTATCGGGGCTAACTATCCATCTGGTTTTTCTACAGTTTCAGGTTCTTCCAGTGGTTCTTATACCAAAGCTATTGGTTGGGGTGACGGTGGGGATAACTTTGTAGAGATTTGGTATAAAGAGAACGTAACTGGAGGAGCAGAAACAGTTACGATAACCCCAACCTCTACTAGTGGTAATTACATCACAGGTTTTCTAATGGAGGCTTCTGGTTTGAATACTAGTAGTCTTCTAGACAGAACTGGTTCTGCTGCTACCTCAGGCACTTCCCATGCAGTAACTGCCTCTGCTGCTAATACTCAAAGTGACGTGCTAGTGATTACAGCAATCGTTGCTGATGCTGGTAATTCAAACGACAACTGGGGTACTCCTTCTGGGTATACTTTGATAGGTAGAGAGAACGATTCTAATACCTATACTGGATATCAATCTGCTTATAAAATAGTCACTGCAAACGAGACTAGTAGTGCTACAGCAACGTCTACTTCTATTGCAGCAGATAGTGTTATTGCTACCTTTAAAACTGCTGGAACCTCTTCTCCAACTGGTACTATAGCAGTAACTACTTCTGGAGATACAAGAGCAATTAGCGGTTCCCCTGTGCTTTTAGGAACCCTAGCTAAAACAGAGCAGGCAGATAATAGAACAATTTCTGGTACTACACAAGTATTGGGAACTGTTTCTAAGACTAATGCTAACGATGTAATGACTGCTTCCGGCACATCTGATACCACTGTGTACGGAACAATAAATAAAATAGAAGCTATTAGTTTTATGACGGCTTCTGGAACCACAGTGGTTTCTGGTACTTCAAATAGAACGACTAATGGAGATAGTATGTCTGCCAACGGGGTTTCTGGAGCACTTCCAGTTAATGTGCGTTGGTGGGGTAAATTGGCGTTAGTGGTGAGAAACAGTTTATAAACATAAGGAAGTAGTATGGACTCATCAGTAGCATCTTGGGTTATTAATGGACTCTTAGGAGTAGTGATGTTTTTTATGAAAATGACATTGAGCGATCTAAAAGATCAGCTTAGAGAACACAAAGAAGAGATTAATGTTGTAAAAGAAACCACAACTAAGAAAGAGGATTTCCAAGAATTTAAGCAGGAGCTTTGGCGGCGCTTAGATGGAATGAAGAGTGATTTTCAAAGGGCATTGGATAAGCAATGAGTGACTCAGGACGCTGGCCAGGAACATGGCGTGTTATATGTGATGTATGTGGCTTTGA